CGCCGTGGCGGGCGCAGGACCGGGGCTATTTGCTTCGGCGCTAACAACTCCTGGGCCCCAGGTAGGGACCTAGTTGCAGAATTGCTTAGGCCTAACGACGGCTCTGAGCCCCGCATGTTCTTCTGCAAAAATGCGCACCAGATGCGGGGGCTAGATCCGTCCCTGCTGGAGGAACATTTGCCTGCAACTGCGGAGGATGAGATCCCCGGCATGACCTGGGATGAACCCAAAGAGGGCAGGCCAATTAAGGAGCGCCCGAAGCCCGGTGTTCCTGACCACGCTTTTGACGTGACCCGGTACGTTGCGATGTACTTGTGGGGCAAGGGTGCCCCAGAAAAGCCTTTCCTTAAGGCTCTGCGTCAGGGTAGCGTTGGTGATATCCTGGGCTGGGAGACCGACCTAGCATGATCAAGACCACTCCGGCAAACCTCTGGGACGAGATCCAGGCCGGGCGGAAGTACGTCGATAGCCGTCTGTGCAAGCGACGTGAACTGATCGAGCAGTATCACGGTCGTCACTGGGGCAAGGCTTCTGATTCTCAGCCGAGTATTGAGAACCACCCGTTCGAGTACATCAGTCTCATCCTGCCGCAGATTGTCTACAACAATCCGCGCTTCACGGTGCAGACGATGCGCACTACCCCGATTCACCAGATGGTGTCCGGGGCTTTGCAGCAGGCTCTGAACAAGTGGACAGAAGACTGCGCACTGGCAGATCTGCTGAGGCAGCTGTGCTTCGATTACCTCACAGGGTGGGGCGTGGTGATGGTCACCATGGAGGAGTACGTTGACTTCAAGCTGCCGTACGACGTGAGCAAGGCTCGCGGCTACGACACGCCCATGTGGCCTGTCGTGACGCGCCTGTCGCCTGACGACTTCTTCTTCGACCCGCAGGCTATTGACTGGCACAGCTGCCGGTGGGCTGGTCACCGCCGTCTGTACGACCTGGAAGACCTTCTGTCAGAGGCAGAGGACAACCCGGATGACGGCTGGGACGCAGAGGCAATCCGCGAGCTACGGGCTGACGACCGCCGTGAGCACGCAGACGATGCGCCTGAGCGTCACCAGATCTGGGTGTACGAGGTCTGGTTGCCGGAAGACCGAGAGGACAACGGCAAGGACGAGCACGGCAAGATCTACACGCTTGTCGAGGCCGACCTCACGACTGACCCCGACCGGCAGCGGTTTATCCGCGAGCCCCGCAACTACTACGGCCCGCCGTCTGGCCCGTACGCCATGTTCGGCGCGTACCCGGTCAGCGATGAGCCCGGCTTCGTCAGCCCGCTGCTGGCGACGCTGGAGTCTCAGAGAGAGGCCGACGAGTTTGCCCAGGCGTTCAGCAACGAGGCCAAGAACTACAAGCGTCAGTTCCTGACCAACGACAAGAAGATGGCGGAGATCATGCAGGGCGCTCCGCATGGACATGTGTTCCATGTGGATACGTCGCTGCACGGTACTCACGGCCCGTCGTTTGCCGAGATCCAGTTTGGTGGCGCAACGCGAGAGCAGGCTGAAGGTGTCGCGCAGGCGCGTGACAGGCTGGAGCGCATGACCGGCATGTCCGACGCAATGCGCGGGCAGACAGGTAGCGGCACCACAGCCACTGAAGAACAGATCGCCTTCCAAGGCGGCAACATCCGCGTAGACGACCTGCGCCAGCGGTTCACCCGCCGGTTGGTTCAGATGGCAAAGGCTGTCGCGTGGTACATGTTCACGGACGAGGAGTTCGTGATCCCCATCGGTGGACCGGAGTTCGGCGGCCAGGACGTGTGGTTCGAAGGCGGGGCCAACAGTGGCCTCGTGCAGCTTGAAGGTTTGTCCTTCCACGACTTGGAGCTGGTCGTCGAACCCTACTCCATGGAGCGGATCACCGACTCGGCCCGGATGATGCGGCTTGGTCAGGCTGCAGAGCGTGCAATCGCCATCGGGCAGGTCATGCCCCAGATGCCGTGGCTGAACTGGAAAGAGATCGTCCACGACATCGGCAACGCCTACAACCTGCCGGACTTCTCCAGCCGCTTTAACTGGGAAGCCCTTACAGCTGTCTGGTCACAGGGTGGCATGCCCATGCAGCAGGGCAGCGGAGCAATTGGTCAAGCAAGGCTCCAGTCGCACACTCCGCCGGGTACGCAGACGGCCAAAGTTTTGAGCCCTCTGCAGACCCAGGAGCGCCCTAACGGGCGCAGCTCAGGCCAGTACGCGAAGAACGGAGCGCCGCAACAATGATCTACGAGTTCGAGGATGTTGAGACCGGCGAGTACGTCGAGCTAGACATTCACCCGCTTGAGGTGGCCCCCCTAGGCGCTGTCATGCGCCATGGCGACCGCACACTTTGCCGCGTGCCTAGCATCCCCATGGGTGCCATGGTGCGCAGAGACGTGGCTCATGTGAGCCACCAGCTGTCACGCATCTGGCGTGGCGATGGTCCTGACCCCGCCCCCCGCAGGGACTCTAAGGGCAGGCCTGTGTTCCACAACCGCCGGGAGACCGCAGAGTTTGCGGCTAAGACCGGCATGCATTACGACGAACTATGAGCGACGACACACAAGCTGCAGACACCGCAGTTGATGACTACCTCGGTGGCATCCCGAATCACGTCTCCGGTGGCGCAGAGGCGACCGACGTAGACGACAGCGAGCACTCCGGCGCAAAGTCGGAGTCGGAGATGGACGCCATTCTGGACTCCATCCTCTCACCAGACCCTGAAGAGCAAGAGGAAGCTTCAGATGAAGTACGGCAAGTCGATGAGCAAGAAGAAGGCGTCGTCCAAGATGACGCCGAAGATGAAGATGAAGAAGAAGATGTCGTCCAAAATGACGCCGAAGCGTACGCGGAAGCGTTCTTAGCTCTTAAAGAGCAGGGCTGGGAACAGCCTGACATCCTACAGCTGAGTCGCGCTGACGCGATTCAGATCAGTCGTCGCCTTAGTGCGGCGTCAGCTCCGGAAGGGAAAGTCACCCAAGACGGCGTGCAAACACCTGCTGCTCCTGCGTACGACGCAGTGCAGTTGCGCAGAGTGCTCTCCGACGAACTTGGCGACGACGCAGGCGCGGCAGTGGCCGACGCCCTGGACAAGATTGCTGCGACCGCTGGTGCGGACCCCCGCATCGACAGCCTCACTGAGGCGACCAACGGGCTGCGGCAGATGTTCTTGACCATGGCGACGACTGATGCACGGCGTCAGCTGCAGGACCGCTTTCCTGACTTGAGCAGCGACGGAGCGTTCACTCGCGTGCGCGAGCGAATGGGCGTGCTTGCCAGCTCTGGCGAGTACGAAGACGTTGTCACCCTAATGCAGCATGCCTGCATGATTGAGCTTCCCGAAGGGTCTGCTGGGCCTGCCAAAACGCGGCAGTCGAAGCGGAACGGCCAGCCCTCTCGTCCTGGCCGCAAGGGGTCGTCAGGCCCCATGCCTAAGGAGCATGCTGAAGACGAGGTACTTCGACGGATCCTTGACCCTCAGAGAACCATGACGCCGGAGCAGATCCGGTCTGAGGTCTACGGGTCCTAACACAGGTGACAAACTACCATGACCAGTCTGTCTGATTTCAGCGACTTCATGACCGCAACTGACCAGACGGTGCTTTCGGGCCCCGGCGATCTGGTTAACGAGGCCGTGGAGCGCAGCTATCTGTTCCGTGAACTGATGAAGGGCAAGCCCAACACTGAGGTGTTGCAGGGCGGCAAGACCATCACGGACCAGATCATGTTTGACGAGGAGAACACCTACAATCAGGTGTCTCCCAACGAGGTGTTCGTTTGGCAGAACCCGCAAGTGCTCGACTCCTGGTCGATCAACTGGCGCTTCGGCCTCGACCACATGTCTTTCACTGACCAGGAGATCGAGCTTCAGGTCCCTGCAGGTCTGACTAGGCAAGCGCGTGGCCGGATCTACAAGGAGATCAAGGCTGTCAAGGAGCGCCGTCTGGTGACCTCCATGATCAACGGTCTGGAGGCTGAGCTGTTTGCGGCTCCCAACAACGCTCAGATGGAAGCCGCGTCCGGCAAGAAGCCGTACTCGATTCCGTTCATGATCAACGAGGAGACTAGCGGCCTGACGACCGGCGTCACGACCAAGCAAGGTCTTGACCCGACCACTTACACCAAGTGGGTGCCGCAACAAGAGGGTTGGGCGTACGGCAGTGCTCTGACTGATACCCCCAACAACCCGATCATCACTGCGTTCGACAACATGTACCTCGACCACTCTTTCGACACCCTTCCCGGGTACGAGAGCCAGTCGGAGCCGCGCTCGAACGCCACCATGATCGTCTGCTCGAAGCTGGGCCTCAACTACTACAAAGAGGCCCTGCGCTACGGCAACGACACCTGGGTTTCCGCTGGTCGCCAAGACCCGCACTACGGCAAGCCCATGTATGCGGACATTCCCCTTGTCTACGCTTCGCAGCTGGACACGGCGACCTACATCGACAACAGCGGCACCTTTGTGGATGAGTCCACCGCTGCTGGCCCGGACGGCCCCCGTTACTTCTGGATCAACCGGAAGTACTGGAAGCCCGTCTTCCACACCCGCCGGTACATGTACAAGCACCCGGTGCGTGTCCACCCGAACCAGCCCTCGACGCACGTCCAGGTCGTTGACTGCTGGCACAACTACGTCACCACGTCGCTTCAGCGGCATGGCATCGTCTTCCCCAACACCTGATCTAGGAGGCTACTAGAATGGGATTCCCCCTTATCGCACCCGTGGGCGGCCCGGGCATGGGCCTTCACTTTGGTGACTGCGGCGACCTTCGTTTCTTCTTCCGTGATGTCAGCGGCCCTGGGGCTGTTGCTGTTGGCGACATCCTGGTTGTCGATCCTGGCGATACTTCGTACGACGCTGCCCCTGGCGGCGACAACTCGCGGTACGCCCAGGCAAAGACCCCGACTGCTGCCAACATTGACAGTGGGCTGTTCGGTGTCGTGACCGATGCTGGCGACGGAACCGACGGAACCATCGTGACCATGAAGTTCTGGGGACGCCTGACCGTCAACACTGACGGCGGCGTTGCTGCGAACGACAAACTGGTCGCAACGGCTGGAGCTTCTGGGCAGGTGGCCGACACGGCTAGCGGCTCAGGCCTTCAGAAGATCATCGGCATTGCCGAAAGCGCTGACAGTGGAACCTCCGTTGTCTGCCTTTTCGACGGCATTCATGGCTTCGGCCCTGACGCCACCTGATCAAGCGGGCGGGGTCTTCGGGCCCCGCCCCTACCCCATACAACCATGACCGATTATCCCAGAGGACTTACGGCGCAGCAGGCGATTGACCATGCGCGTTTCACGACCGTCGGCAACGGCGGGGCGTTTCCGACTCACGTCGATCCGCTGGGTCTAGTCAACGAGGCAGGCGAATGGCTGGTCTCCTCGTACGAATGGGCATGGTGTACCAGCCGCATTGTCAAGCTGAGCACGACAGAGGGGCAGGACTATGTGTCCCTGCCGTCTGACTACGGTGGCAACCTTGCTCAGGAGCACACCAGCAGCTTGACGAGCCACCTTGAGCTAGTGTCGCTGAGGGACTTGCTGGCGTACCGCACGTCGTCGCCCGCCATCAGCACGCTGCACTTTTTCGGCGCAGTCAACTACGCGACGCCGCCGGAGGGCGGTGAGCCGCAGCCGCGCCTGCTGCTGTACCCGACGCCTACGTCTACGCAGGCAGATGTGTTTACGGTGATCTACACCGCTCGCTGGCAGTATGTGGGCGAGGCGTCGGACTTCCTGGTTGTGCCGGGCTACTGCGTGACGCTGTACCTGGAGGTGCTGCAGCACATTGCGCGGGGCCGCATGGAGGAAGACGCAGGCAGCGTGTCGGCGCGGCTGCAGGGGCTGCGCAACAGTGACCTGTTCCTGTCAGCCAAGAACATGGACGCTCGCACGCAGAGCGACTACGGGCCTATGACGAACACCCACACTACACGCAACTGGGTGAACAACTACTGGCCTGATGACTTCGGCTATGTAGAGGGTCCGAGCTAATGGGGCGCATCGAGTTTCCCAAGAAGGGTCTGTCCGACGACACAGCGTTTAGCGACCAGCCTCCGATGACTACGTCGGAGGCGCTGAACGTGCGTACTATCGACCCGTCTACGGGTCGCAGTCGTGGCGGCCAGCGTTCGGGGACCACTCGATTCGTCAGCAGTCAGCTGGATACGGGGCCGGTGCAAGCCATGGCGCAGACCATGAAGCCG